GATATCTTAAGTAACAAATTAATCTTGCTACGTTAACTCTATCAAGTGCTGATGCTGTTGGGTGTAAAGATTTTTGCCCAAATACTACTAAACCTCTGTTTGGCATAAATGCAATTGGGTTAACTTTTTTAGAGTATAATGTATCTCTTGAACCTTCACTTAATACAACTGAGTTATATTCTCCTGAAGCTGGATCAATATAACCAACTGATGAAGCATTTGATACTAAGCCTCTTTGATAACCTGCTGGAGCAAACCATTGGAATGCCGCATTATCGCTTGAAGCAATAGTTCTTAATGCTATGTGTGAAGCAGGAACAACTACGTTGTTACCACTTAAATCAGTTGTAAGTGCTGGTGGATAATATACAGCTGAGTATGTATGACCTGATACTAAACCGTCTTCACCGTTAGTTGTTGCATTTGCTGAGTTTGACATCCAATTAGATACTTCTGAAGGAGTTTTTAATCTAAATGGAGTATCAAGAATAATAAATGCAGTTTCTTTTCTAGCAGTGTTAAGTGCAATCATTTCATCATAAGTTTCAGCATAACCTGGACATGCAATCAAGTTAAAGAATCTTGATTCAGCTTTGATCTCTTCATTTGATGTAAACGCACCTTGAAGTGCAGTTACAACAACTTGTCTCTGAGCTTTTCTACCCATGTATGGTGAACCATCTGCTTTGTTGCCTGATTTATTAATCCAAATTGGACCAATATCAGTACCGTTTACAGTATATGCTGTTTTGTACTCTTTTACATTGTATCCTGATACTCTTGTATTGAATAACAACGTACCTTCTGCATAGTTGGCAGGACTTGGTGCATCTGCATCAAATGATGAGTACTGTGAACCCCATCCTACTGCCGCATCTGTTGTACCAGCTGGGTTACCTACTGCATCACCAAACACAATGCCAGAAGCTGATGATTGATCAGTATTGTCAATTAATACCCACTTACTTGTACCAGTATTATATTTGTAAATTTTTGGATATGCTTCTAATTCATTTGAGTCAATCCAAATGTCACCGTTTTCAAGTGCTGTGCCATCTGACTGTGTAGTTGGCTCACTTGATACCATTTGTAAATCTCTTATGCCTGAAGCAATACCGTTTTTACCTGTGTTAACATTACCTGATGTAAATGTATCTTTTGAGTTAGCATACGCAAACCATTTCATAGTACCACTATCATTTTCAGCAACATATATATCTGCTGTTAAGTTAGTGTCGTACCATAATGTACCATCTACAGGACTTGAAGTTGGTGCATTTGCTGATGCTTCGTACACGAGATCGCTCCATAATGAAGCCATGTACCATGAATCAGTACCTGAAGCCATGTTGTCTGCATAACCTAATGCCGCAGTTGTTACACCATCAACAGTACCTGCTGTTGCTGTATCTTCAACCCAAATATTCTTACCATTTGATCTTGTAAGTTTTAAATACTCTTTTGAACCTGAAGATGCTTCAATTGATGCTTTAACTGTTATCGCTGATAAGTTTGCATCGTTGTTAACTGCCGCAACAATCTCAGAAAGTGTTACGTTTGAACCTGCACCACCTGCCGCTGTAATAGTTACATCGTTGTTACAAATATTAATTTTAATAGCATCTTGTGAGCCACTTAAATCAATACCTGTACCTGAAAGGTCTGCTGTCCCAGTAGCTATTGTTGTAGTTCCAGTACCTCTCAGTTTGATGTTGTATTGTACTTCTGGTGTTGCATTGTTGGCTGTTTGTTTGTATGTTGCATTATCAATTCTATCATTGTTCCATGATGCATCATCGTCATCGTCAAACAATGTGTAAAGTGCACCGGCCGCCGGTGTTAAGGCTGTAACAGCATTATCATCATCACCATATAATGGTGCTGACATTGTTGACCATTGACTTGTGCTTGTTGAGTAATATTTTACTACTACATTAGCACCGCCGCCAACTGCTGTTGTTTTAACCCAAACTGATCCTGCCACTGCCGCACTTGGTGCCGCACCTGTACCTGGTTGCATGAATACAACCGGTGTACCTGTTTTTGCAGTTACCCATGTATCCGCACCAACAACATACCATTGTCCTGAAATCTTTTCCCAAAGTTTTGCTGGTGAAGCCGAAGCAACCACAACAAACTCACCGTTTGCACCATAAGATGCTTTTGGTGATTTTTCAGTGTCGTTGTTAACGTTTGATGTTGCTGATGTGCTAGGTGTATCTAATAATACTTCTGGAGTAATTTTGCTCCATGATGTACCGTTTGATTGATATGCACCCCAATCAGTTGCTTGTGTATCTAACCAATATGTACCGTTTGCTGGTGCCATGGCTGGAACACTCGTTGAGCCTGTAAGTTCTGCTAAATCTACATCAGCACGAACTACGTATGCTCTATTTGAAATTCCTAAATATGAATATGCGGCTAATAAACCGTATTCATTTCTTTCATCACCTGGTAACATTGTTGAACCAGCTGAATAAAATGTTGGTGTACCAAATGTTGATAGTAACTCACGTTGTGAACCAATCAAATACGCTTTACCCACGTTAGCACTTGTAGTACCTATTGCTGTAGAGCCTGTAGAGCTTGGATCAGCTTTGTCTTGTGCTGATGCTACAACAAATAAAGGTACAGTACCTTGTGCTGACCCGGCGTAAAACGATTCATCAGTTACTGTTACTGAAACACCTGGTGAAACTAAATCTGGCATTGTAATCTCTCCTTCATAAACCTGGCAACTATAGTGTTGCCGTCATATACATTATTTATTCAATGTCGGGTAAAAGAGGGTGGTTTAAGCACCTATATTTTACCCTTTAAAAGGGCAGTAAATACATATATGACAGACAATAGACCGTTATGCAGTAAATGTAAGTCTAGACCAAGAGCCTTTAATTATAAAAAAGGTGATAAAACTTATTATCGTAAAATGTGCGACAAATGTATACGTTTGAGCAAAGGCAAAGGTGTTAGTTCTACAGCAACATGGCAACAACATGGCTATAAGAAAAAAGCCATATGTGAAAAATGTGGATTCAAAGCCAAACACCATGCACAACTAGATGTGTATCATATTGATGGTAATTTACGTAATAGTGCTGTTAACAATCTTAGAACTATATGTGCCAATTGCCAACGTATAATGACTATGGAAGAATTTAAATGGCGTCAAGGTGATTTACTGCCTGACGTTTAAAATGTTTGTGTTGCTTTTTTGTCTTTAGATACTTTGTCTAAAACTTTTACTACATTGGTTACTTTGTCAGTTAATTGTTCTAATGTACCATTATTTTCAATAATAAAGTCTACTAGCTGTCCTGTGTGGTCCCACTCACTTGCATGTATGCCAATGTCTGCTAATTGCTGTATGGCAAACTCATTACCACGTTGTGCTTGATCGGCTAATTCAGTCCAATGTGGGTCATCACCACGTTTTACTCTAATAGTAAACCCGCCCATTTGTTTTACAAATGTAAGTTCATTTCTAAATCTACAATCTGTAATAATAGTGGGTTTTTGACCACCTGCTATATACCTGTGCTCTAAACTATCTAACCAAATTCTAGGATGAAAATGATCTCTAAACAGTTCTGTACCTACAATTTGCAGTGCAAGTCTTGGTGTAAAATTTTTAATTGAAAGTTTGTTTGACCAATAAGGGTCAACACATTCTCTAAAATGTCTGCTGTGATCTGTGTCGCCTTCTAATGTTTTTCTAGGCCAATTAAATATGTTTGCTGTTGCATCTTTTAACGGAGCCGCAAAAGAATCTTTTTTAAAACTATGCTGTGTTGCTAGGATATCTGCTACAGTGTTCTTACCACTGCCAATCCAGCCTACTAATCCAATAATCAAATTACCACCTCAATTTTAAATGTGTTGCAATTTCTTCGTTGTCAACTTTTAAAGTTAATTCATCACAACCTGCATTTTCCCAATGCCAATCTTGTTCATACTTGTAACCAAGCATACCCATATAGTTTGCAACTCTGGCTACTGCATCAACTTCTCTATAGTTGGCATTAAGAGCGCCGCCTTCAA